GCGCCGGAGACCGCCGCGCGCAGGGCGTCATTCCACTGGAAGCCCGCCTCGACGGCTTTGTGCGCCGGCATCCCAGAAAAGGCAACCGCCTGCATGAACTGGCCGAAGTTGATCGGCTGCTCCTCGGCCTTGTTCGCGCCCACCGTCACCGTCGTGGCCTCGACCGCGCCCTCGCGCTCCGCCTGCGCGTAGCGTTCCTCGCGAGCGAGATCCTTGGTGAGGGTCACCGCTTCAGCGGCGAGCTGCTCGAGTTCGCCATCGATCGCGTCCATGCGGGCGTTTTGCTCCGCGGTCCGAGTCGCGATGGCGAGGAGCTTGCGGCCCTCGGCCTTGAGCGTGGCCTGCTTGGCGTCGTTGTCGGCCTTGGCCTGTCGCAGTGTGTTCAGTGGCGTTGCCATCTCGTCTCCTTCGTGAGCCCCGCTGAAACGGCAAAAGGCGCGTATCGGTCCCACGAGGCACGGCACAGCCGTCCGTCAGTGGGATCGACACGCGCCTTTCAACGGAAAGCCGCGATGTCTCTCTGGAGCGAGATTACGGTTCTGGGGAGGGGACCGGGGTTTTGGGTTCCCGAAACGCCGGATCGACGTAGGGCCGCAGATAGACGGCGAGCGGCTCACCGGCGAGGAGCGCGCGCTTTTGGAGCACGTCGAAGCGTGCCGGCGAGATCGTGATCTTCACCGGCACGAGCTTCTCCGACGGGGGCTTCCGAGGTCGGGCCATCAGATAAAGACGCGGAACCGACGACCATCTGCGGCTGTCAGCGCGTTCGCGACGGCCGGCGAGTCGTGGACGTGATCCTCGACGACGACATCGGCCAGGTCCGCCCGCATCCCGCCGGAAGACTTGCCGACCAGACGACCCAGCGTGTCGTCCATCGTGGCAATCCGATCGATCAGCCCGTTCGCTTTGGCGTCCTTCGCGTTGAATGCTCGGCCATCCCCAAAGTTCGCCACGACATCCGCCTCAGACACACCCCGGCCGCGCGCCACGGCCTTGACAAACTGCTTCTTCGCGGCATCCACGGACGCCTGAATCTGCGCCCGCACCTCGTCGGAGAGCGGCTCGAAGGGGTTCCCCTCGGCCTTGTTCGCGCCGGCCTTGATCACCGTGACCTTGATGCCTTCCTTCTCGAGGGCCGCCGAGAGGTCCTGATGCACCGCGAACACCCCGATCGAGCCGATGCCCCGATCGAGCGCACTCGGAATCGCCACGATCTCTGAGGCTTGGCTGGCAATCCAGTAGGCGGCTGACGCCATCGTGCTGTTGGCGATCGCGATCACCTTCTTGGACTCCCGCGCTTGGAACACGGCATCCGCCGCTTCGACAAGGCCGGCCACGGTGCCGCCAGGCGAATCGACATCGAGCAGGATGGCGCCGATCGACGGCTCCGCGGCGGCCTGCTTGACCATTGCCGTGAAGCGTTCCGCCGACATCCCGCCGGAGGTTTCCTCCATCGTGCCCATGCGGTGCGCGATGACGCCGCGCAACGGAATCACCGCGAGCGCCCCCGCGCGCGAGGCAGACGGCTGCGAGCGGTCGCCAATCCGTGCCTGAATTTCTTCGGCGGTAAAGGCATGGCCCGCCGCTCGAAACGCCAGCACGGAGAGGATTTCGTCCATCTTCTCGGGCAGGATCGCCCAGGGCGTGCGGGCCACATAGCTCAGAATGTGCGCGTAATTCATGCCGCCTCCAAGGCGAGGGCCACCAGCCCCCGCGCGTAATGCACCGACTCCCACGCCTCCACCGACCGAATGCCCTGCGGCCCGATCACCTGTGCCGCCTGTCCCGCGCAGTACCGCTCCGCCTCCGCCCGTCCCATGACGAGCGTCGCCTGCACGAGCGCCACATGGTCCGCGTAGAACTCCGTTACCGCCGCCGCGAACGCGTCCTGATCGCTCGCGTGCCGCACGGCGAACTTCTGCATCGCCTTGACTTCCTTCCGCAGCAACCGCTCGGCGGCCCCGACCGCGATGGCCTGCGCCTGATCCTCGTCCTCGCGCGCGGGCGCGGGCTTCTTCGCCGGATCGTCCTCGCCCTCGGCCGCCGCGCCCTTCCCGGTCAGGTGTGCCGGATCGAGCGGCTCGTCGAGACCATCGAGCTTCTTCTTGTTCTCCATGATTCGGACTTCGTTCCGGGTGAAGATGCCCGTCTGAACCGCCTTCATGTAGGCTTCCCACCGGGCCGCGATGTCACCGCGCACGAGGGCCGAGCGATTGAACTCCGCATAGAAGTCATGGGGCCGCGCGATCAATTGATCGTTCGTCGCCGCCTCCCACATACAGAGCCACGGCCCTTCGGCGTAGTCGATGAACTCCTGCCCCTGGTGCTCGATGTTGTTGTTCGTCGAGCGATCCAGCGACGCCAGCATGTGCGGCGGCAGGCCCAGCCACCGCGCCACGTCGTCAATCCCGAACTTGCGCGAGAGGAGCATCTGCGCGTTCTCCGGTGTCATGCCGTGACCGGGTACCCACTTCGCCCCCATCTCGAGCACCTTCGGCAGATGCCACTCCCCCGCCGCTGTGGCGAATGACTTCGCCATCCGCTTGCTCACCTCGTCCGTCAGCGTGCCGGGCACTTCCAACGCACCCGCCGAGAGCGACCCTTTACTGAACACCTTGCCCGCGAACTGCTCCATGACGACTGACAAGCCGAGTGAATCCCGCGCGTATTGCAGAATCCCCTTCCCGACAATGCCGTCGTCGGAATGCACCATCAGGTGAAACACGTCATCTTGCGTCAACGTCTCCGTGAGCTTGGTCTCAGGGTTCCGATACTCGAAGAGTTTGCGTCCCGACGTGAGCAGCTTCGGCGTGATCAAGGAGGGATGAATCGGACGCAACTCCGACACGAACCCGCGCGGTCCGCTCACGATCCGGTTGTAGGCGTTCCCATGATCGATCAACCAATACATGAGCACGCGGCGCCACGTGAACGAGTCCTGCCACGGATTTGGCTTTCGGTGAATCACGTCATGCAGGTAGTACTGCGGCGCCTTCTCTGGGCCGCCATCATTCGGCAACCGCTGGAAAATGTCGAACGGCAACATCGCCAGCGTGGTCGCCAGGATGTCGCGCCCGCGAAACCACGCGCTGACCTTCTTGGCGGACTCCGCATCAAGCCGGACGCCGGCCGCCGTCATCTCCCCGACCGGGCCGTACCAGAAGTCCGAATCCGGCGCCATGTCGACTGCGAGCAACCGTCCGAGTACGTCCATGTCACCGCCTCCAGAGTCGCCGCACATACGGCGTCAGGCCCACGCCCGCGAGGATCGTGCCGAGGAGCAAGTTCGCGGCACCGATCGAGAAGTGCCACGCTCCGACGTAGACGAAGCCCAACCCGATCAGGACCACGAGCAGATTCAGGTTCTCACTGACCCAAGACACGAATTTCTCCCGTCCACTGCGGCGCCGGAGGTTGCTTCAGCCAGAGCGCCATGCCAATCGTCATCGCGATCAGCGGATCGATTCGGCCGCGCATTTTCTTCGGGTCCTTCGTGAACATCAGATTACCCTTGCCATCGACGTTCCCCACCGCGTTCGCGACCGCCCAGGCCGACACCGGACACCCATTCGCATCGATGCCGGACTCCAAGGTTTCGGCCTGCATCCGGAGACACGCCGTCGACATCCCCGCAAAGGTCTGCGGAATCTCGATCACCGCGGCCGGCGCGAAGCCGTCGAGCATCACGAGCTGCTGAATCGGCGTCTCGTCATGCCACGGGTCGAAGCCGATGTTCACGATGTCGTACCGATCGCGCGCCCAGAGAATCGCCTCGCGCACGACAGACTTGTCAATCGACTTGCCCGGCACCGGAAGCAGCCAGCCTTGTTGCGCCCAGATGTCCAGCGGGGCGCGGTCCCGGTGCGCGCGATCCGCCAGCGTGTCGGCCGGCGTCCAGATCCGCTGGATGACGTGCCACTTCGGCCGGCCAGGAGACGGCGGAAAGACCAGCGACAGCGCGCAGAGGTCCAGCTTCGACGCGAGGTCCACACCGATGTAGCAGGACTCATGTTCGAGCGCCGCCTCAAACGCCGCCCGGTCCATCCGGCTCTGCCCCCGCTTCCAGCCGTCCACGGACAGACAGGCGGCGAGCTTGTTCTGCCAAAGCCCCAGCCGCTTCTGGAAGAACTCCGCCGCAGCCGCCGGGATGTGCTTCGCCTTCGCGGCGAGCTTGCGCATGTCCTCCGGGTTCACCGACCCGCCGTAATGCGGATTGGCCTTGATCCATGTCGACTCCGCCCACGGGTCATCCGTCTCGTCGGCATGCGCCAGAAACGCGAAGAACGACAGCGTCGACGGGTCATCCTCGAGCACCCCATCAAGAATCCGGCAGGCGTAGTCGTGCTGATCGCCGCACACGGAGAGGATGTCGTTGCCGGCCGTCGTGATGATGAAAAACAGCGGATTGACGCGCGCGCCGGTCGCCGACTCCATGACATCGAGCAGCGAGCGGGTCTTGAACGCGTGCAGCTCGTCGACGCCGACAAAGTGCGGGTTCAGACCATCCGTCGTATCCGAGTCCGAGCCGAGCGGCTCGAGCTTGGACTCCGTCGTCGCCTTATGCAGGTTCGCCGCGTTGACCTTGATCCGGTCCGAGAGGCCGCTGGACTTCACCAGCTTTTTCGCGGCGTCAAAGGCGATCTTGGCCTGCTTCTCCTTTGTCGCGATGCAGTAGCCTTCCGCGCCGGCCTCGCCCTCGAAGAATGTCACGTACACCGCGACGACCGCTTCCTCGAAGGACTTCCCCTGCTTGCGTGGCACTTCCTTGTACGACGTGGTGAACCGTCGCAGGCCCGCAGCATCTCGCCAGCCAAACAACGCCCCGAGGGTGAACACTTGGCACGGCGTCGGCTCAAAGGGTTGCCCGGCGAACTGGCGGCCCTTGTAGTGCTTCATCTTCCGCGCGAATCGCAGGAACCGCTCGGCCTGTGTCCAATCGAAGTGGTACGGGAACCCTAGCGTGTCTTCGCGCGCGCGGTCCTTCAGATGGCGGACACACGACAGCCGGTGATACTTCCCGGCCGGCACGCGGCCCGCGACCACATCGAGCGCATAGGCATCGACTGGATTGTCCGGACGGTCGTCAGTGGACATCAAATTCACCGAACGGGTCCTCGGCAGGCTTCTCGGGCAACCGCACACGGCCGCGGCTGGCCGGCGTCAGGCCGAACTCCACAAGGTACGTGCGCTGCGCCATACGGCCCTGCCGGATGGCAGTGCCGTACTTAAACTCCAGCGCGCGCATCTTCCCGATTTCCTGAAACGCCGCGACGAGCTCGGTGCCCTCCAGATCACTCAAGTTTTCTTCCAGCCGATCGACGGACACCGCGACTTCGCTTTGCCGCGTCGACAACTGCTCCGTTTCCGCAAACAGGCAGCAGTACTGATAGAGCGCCGCGGCGTCGACCGTCGCCAGCGTCTTGCAGTCCTTCAGCCGCACGAGCATCCGGTCCCATTCCTCGGCGACCTTCCCGGTCAACGGTTCCGGCGGCTGCGGCGTCCCCTCGGTCGGCTCCGGATTCCGCATCCCGGCATGCCGGACCTTCTGAAACGTCCCTTCGAGCCTGTGCTGCGTCGCTGTCTTCGCGTTCGCCCCGCCTGATCGACCCCTGACACCTGGCATAGTGTTTTGTCACCCTCCCGACTTATTCGCTGCACACGGTCGTCCGACGC